AAAGTAATTTTAGTCGAGACCTTAACAAGCTGGAATCATTATACGTAAAAATTCAGAAGTATAACGAGGTGATTGGAGTTAGAAGAATCACCTCGTAGCTATAAATCAGATAAGTGATATAAATTTAATATAAAAAATGCGCCATCGGAAGGCGCATTTTTTATAACACTACAAGAATTATCAACATCTATTATGAGCCAACATAGTCGTAACCTTGGAGATTACGCGATAAAAGATACCAATGAATATGATAAAAATCAACTGTTACATCCATCAAAAACCCTCCCTTTAATAAAGGAGGGGTACAACTATGTTACCAAGCGTATTGAACACCATCACCCGCGTTTAACCAGCAGTGTTAGAAACAATCTCCTCGCTGTTAGCTAATATATTAACTCCGTTAGTCTCGACGGTTGCATGCGCATAAGAAGTCAAAAAAGAAAGAGCTATCGCTGTATATATCGTTGTTTTTTTCATATTTTCCCATATTGAACTGTTTTGAATAATCAGCGCAATATATCACAAGATAAAAAATATCCCACTTTAGATTTAAAAGACTGTATGTTGGAGGTAATTTAATTTTAAATTAGTTATTGACATACTTATTGGTATGCGTATACTGGCTGCAATCAAACACAAATAGGGTTACGCAATGTTTCTACCAGAATATAATAGCACTGCTATGCAAAGAAATGCGCAGAAGGTTTTTGAAGCTGCAAATAAGGGGCCGATTATTATAAATCGACTATCCAAAGAAGGAATGGTTATGCTAACTAAAACTGCATACGCCAAATTAGTTATGAATCAGAAGTAAAAAAAACCCCCGTATCAGCGAGGGTTCTTTACAGTATTCTTTAAAGTATTCTTTAAAAAATAACAATATGGAAACACAATAACCATATTTATCATACACTTACAGGATAATTATACATGCTTTGGATTAAACATGATACAGACGCGAATCAAGACGCGAAAATGCAAAATGTACTTCTTGATTACGGGATTGAAGGTTACGGGCTTTACTGGTATTGCATTGAGTTAATCGCTGGAAAAGTAAACAAGGATAATATAACTTTTGAACTTGAGCATGACGCTAGAATAATCGCTAGAAATATAGGCTCTACAGTTCAAAAAGTAGAAGAAATGATGCGTTATTTTGTTAAATCTGGACTTTTTGAAAGCTCACATGGTGTTATAACATGCTTAAAAATAGCAAAAAGACTAGATCAGTCAATGACAAGTAACCCGCAAATGCGTGAAATCATTGACAATTTTAAGCGTCATGATGGAGTCATGATGGAGTCATGCCAGAGTCATGATGGAGTCATGCAAGATAAGATTAGATTAGATAAGATTAGATTAGATAAGAGTAGAATAGATAAAAGAGATGCAAGAGTCACCGCTAAAGCGGTTAATTATTCTGTCTTGCAGATGAATGATATTGATTTGTCTGAACTAAAAAGAATCAGGAAGCAGAACAACGGCAAGGCAATAACACAGAGGGTCGCTAACGAGCTAGCCAAGCAGTTTTCACTAGCTTCTGAGGCTGGATACTCAATTGACGAGGTATTTACAGAGTGGGAGACCAGAGGATGGAAATCGTTTAAATCCGAATGGCTAAAACCAAAATCTGACAATTCAGGACTTTCAGCGCTGGCAAAGAAAAACATTAAAAATACCGAAGGGGGTTGGTAATGATTGAATCTGACAAGCAGAATTTTAGAGAGTTAATGATCGGAGTTGGTGAATTATACAACAAGGAAATAACAATACCGTTGTTAAGAATATACTTTAACACGCTAAAAGTCCTTAGTATTGAAGACGTTGAGATTGGTATCAGCAAACACACTGCAAATACAACTAGCGGTTCATTTATGCCAAAACCAGCGGATATCATAAGACAAATTGAGTTATGCAAGCCGTCTACAGATGATCTGGCTGAAATGGCATGGTTGCAGATAATCAACAAAATAAAAACCAAGGGAGCATATGGGAAACTAGATTTAGACGACAAGCAAGCTATGGCTGCCGCTAAAAATCTAGGAACATGGCAGTCTTTATGCCATACAGACTCAGATAAAATTCAATGGAAGAAAAAAGAGTTTATTGAAATATACAAAACATTCGATAAAACACCAACAGAAATGCTCCCCAATAATCTTGCTGGTATCATAGAGCTTAAAAACCATAGAAAACAAACAACAATGAAATCCTTAAAGGAAATGGATTTAGGATTGATTATCAAAAAGTAGTTCCATCCACGCATATTTTATTGCATATCTAGTTATGCGTGGATATATAATATCCACACTCTAAAATTACAATAATCAAAATTAATAATGCAATTTTTCAAAAAAGATAGGTGCTTACTTGTTGATGAGGACAATCACTACACTGGTTTAGCTTTGAAAGCACGAAAGTCTATAGGGTCATTAAACTCAGGACGTACTGAGCTGATAATGCCTACGGTAGAGGCTGCTAGCGCTTCGGCTATTGCTGACTACTGGATTGCTAAAATGATAAACCCATCATCTAGGGACGTACACATGGAAGAGGCTATGGAGCAGTACGTTAAAAAATTAGCGGAAATTGAGGTCGAAAGAGTACTAAAACAGATTGACGATTCTGAACTTGACGGCTGGTAAATTAATCAGGAGGCACAATGAAATTCCACGGATACCCAAGCATGTATTATTCAAGACATGGAATATCTGATTTAAAATTCGTCACTTCGAGGATGAAAGTTATCCCAGAAGATTTAAAAATTCAGATTAGTGATCAATACGAGGCCTTCGGGCCTGCTCGAGGTGGTGAATATCGAAAGTCGGCTAACATCTGGCTGAATAGCGAAGCTTTGAAGTACAAATACATTTCAAACAAGAAGGATGATTCTAGAGAGCGCGTGGATATCGAATGTAATGCCCCTAAGGAGGCTGCTAGGGAGTTTAAAGCTAAGGTTGATGCCAACACTCCAGCTAAGAAAAAAAGCTTCTTAGATGGCCTCCTAGATGATGTAGATGAAAAATACGGCAACGGGTGTAAAAATTAATGTTTTTCACTAGAAAAAACTCTGTCCAAATAGCAATCTACTACCTGTCAGAAACAATAAACCGTGGCGATGTTATGAAAGGAAATAGAGACCTAGCTGATGTTATAGGAATAGGATTACCGCAACTTAGAGAAGCAATGGCCATTCTAAAGACCCGAGGAATAATACAAATAGAACATGGTAAAAAGAAAATTGTTATTTCAGACCCGCTAGGAAGTGAAGAACATTATTGATTTAGATGACGATAGCAAGCTTTATAAGTTGCTATCGTCACTAAAAACTATTTATCTTGCTAATTTAATTGAATATACATCAACAGTGGTTTGCGTCCAATCCCTGTCAACTTCACCATGAATAGTTACTAGGGTATATGGTGTTGTCGCTACTCCGCCCCAATCACGGTGGTCAATCTCAACGACTATCTCACCAGTGTAATCTCTAAACATGTAATCCTCATCACCTAAAGCGGCAACAATATGACCCGTCAATATAACGTGTGAATCGTCTCTAGCATCTCGGGCAACTTGAACAGAGTTAACCGCTGGAGCATTCGGGCCAACAAATCCACATTGATGAGAAATACCTTGTTGGTAAATATTTTGCTGAGGAATAACTTGCTGATAAGCATTTTGTTGCGGGATGTTTTGTTGAGGAACATTTTGATTAGCAAACGCTGTTGTTGAGGTAGCAGCTAGCAGTAAAATTGCACGTTTTATCATAGTAAATTAAACCCTATTGTTAGGGTGTAACTGAATTATCAATAAATGATATCAATGTACTACCAAAAAAAACATGAAAAAATCGTTAATTATGTTTAACGCACTCATAAAAACCAACTGGTTAGACCTCTAAGCGTTATTTAATGTTGTACTATTTAGAAACTTAATAGGGTAACGATTATGACCATCCTTAAATCACTTAAGTGATATAAATATATAAATTTTAACAAGGGTAAAAAGATGAGCGAAGTCACAAAGTTTTATTATGAAGAGGGTTACAACTCAAAGGTAACTGACTTCAACCCGTACAGCCGTAACAGTCAAATACTTTGCCACCATGCCTTTGAGTGCGGTTACGTAGATAAGCATAGGCGTTCTAGTGCGATGTCTTTTTAGTTATGATGACTGAGCACCTAAACTAATAAGGGGAAATTGTGATAGATTTTTCAAGCGAAGGCTTAACAGATAAGTTGGAATACAGCGACAGAGTAAAGATTGAGGCTAAGAATAAGCTAGCAGCCTATGACGCCAAAAGACAAACTAGCTCAAGAAGTTTAATTATTGCAGATATTAAAGATGGTCAGCGCGTTGTTCGAAGGTGGTGCGGCAATAAAAATGATGACTCAATATTAATGCAAACTATTAAGATAGGATTTTAAAATGAATAACTCACGATTATCAAAGCAACTGAAACGTCATGAAGATTTAAGATTAAAGCCTTACAAATGCACAGCAAATAAAATAACTATTGGATACGGTCGAAATTTAGAACAAAACGGAATAACCAAACTCGAAGCTGAAGGGCTATTGCAAAACGATATTGTTTATTTCTTTGATATCCTGCCTAATAAAATAGAGTTCTTTCACTTATTGAGCAAACCTAGGGCTGATGTGCTCGTTAATATGGCGTTCAACCTTGGAGTTAATGGGCTTCTAAGATTCAAGAAGATGCTAGCGGCAGTTGAAGCTGGCGATTATCTGACAGCTTCGAAGGAAATGCTTAATAGTAAATGGGCTGAGCAGACCGGAGATAGAGCACTAGAACTTTCTATGCAAATGGAAAAAGGGGAATATATGTAATGGCAATCACTGCCGATATAGTCGAGGGAGTTGTTAAAGGCGCGGCTAGTGGTCTTGACGCCCTTTTCACCTCAGATAAAGAAAGGCTTGAGGGTTACAATAAAACGCTTGAGATAGTCACACAGCCCCAAATACTCCAAGCGCTAAACAATATAGAAGACTCAAAGGCCAAATCATTCTTTCAATCTGGTTGGCGTCCATTCCTCGGCTGGATGGCTGGTTTTTGTTTGATGTATGCGTGGTTTTTTAAAGACCTAATGATATCAATTATGGTTATATCGATGGATACGGCCAATTTCACAAGACTTTTGCCGTACCTCCCTAGAGTTGACGCTAGTGAAATGCTAGCGCTTGTCATGGCGCTTCTAGGGCTTGGTGGTATGAGAACTTATGAAAAGTTCAAGGGGGTTTCAAAGTAAAACTAAGCCCCTAATTAAAGGGGCTTATCAATAACTACCATAAGATATATAAAAGTTATACCTCAATCCAACCCTGAATTTCTAATTTTCCACCACTCCTAATTGCTGCAAGGGGGCCAAAATTTAAATAAAATGAATCTTGAGAAAATGAGAATGGTATAATTAAACCGTCTTCTATCATAGTAGCCGTAGCAGTAGTTACCTTCTCTCCATATGTGGTGGTTACGGGATGATTCGAACTGTCACTATCATAGGTACTAGCATAATTTCCAGTCGATACGGTACTAAATGATGATGTCTCTTTGGCTATTACAGCTCCAGCAAGTGGCGAAATCATGCCGCCAAACGGGATTCTTAATGTTGATACTTGGCTGCCTGTTGGAGCTGACAAGTTGTCTACCATTTTAGCCTTTACCATTGTCGATGTATCGGCTATATTTCTGACCTCCTCCATACCGCCACCAGCATCTTCGTATAAGAATGAACCACAATATCTATAATGGTCTTTATTGTCTGGAGCAAGCAATATCCAATCTCCAAATCCTATGCTTCCAATTGCGTCAAGCGTTATTGTTCCAGACGTGTTAGCTGTAACAAATGTCTCTCTTCCGCTAAATGAATTATCCCTGCCGCTAATTTGTTCATTTATAACAAGAGCCTCGACATTTATTAGCGTGTTATTCGCCCAAGAATAATTTTGAGGAATTACAGTTGTAACGTTCTCTTGTGTGCTATTTAACGTTATAGTTGATACAGAAACAGACCCGACTCTTAGGAATGGCATAGCCACAAAAGACGGCGATAACTCTCCGTCGTTTGCGTTAGCAAAAATAGCATACCAGCCAGGCTCTGCGTTAATACCAAAAGGAAGATTTGAGGGTATATCAACAGAATTCAAAAAAGAAGGGGTATTAAATACTGGTGCTATGTCCTTATAGTACTGACCATGCATCCTAAACCCTCCCATGGGAAAACTTTTACCTTTCACAGTAACAGAGTCGCCAGTTTCGTAATTTATTGAGTTCCTAGCCCCCTGTGTAGAGCTGTAGACATTTTTAGGGAATGGTACGTACAGCTTTCCATTGCCAAGAGTTACATTAAAACCGTAAACAAGTATTGTTAGTGATGTCGCTGCTATTGTTACATCTTCAGATAGCCAAACGTCAATAGAGTTAAGCTCTGCAAAGTTTATCGTGTCGTCTATAGTGGTTTGATTACCACTAATAAATCCTATCTGCTCCAATGGTAGCGGCTCTATGAATCTTAACACTATAGATAATACTGGAACACTAACGGACTGAACTATATCAAAACCATTCGGGATTACGCCTGAAGATAAAACTATATCCCACACGCCTCCCCCGCCATTTCCTAACGTTCTTTCCTTTAATTCTATAGATGTTTCGCCCGCTGATGATATATCAAATGGAGTGTTAACCGCATCAGATAGCGTATCGAACTGCCTATTATAAATAGTATCGTGAGCGCCTAAATCATCCCTTCCACCCAAAAGATTATGATCATCCCCGATAACTAGCGGCGTCCCATTAAATACATTGGGCCAGAAATATTCCTGAGAACCCCCTTTATCTAGAACTTTAATTGAATAATTACCTTCAACCAATATCTGAACAGTGGCACCGTTGTATTCTGGAACGCCGCCCGCGCTGGTTCTAACTGGCTGCTCGGCTGGTGATATTGGTATCTCTGTTCCGCCTTCTTGTCTTGCGACAATGTCCTTTCTATTGGCTAGGATTTGCGGGTCAGTATCTGGTTCGCCAACAAAGATTTGTCCGTTAAAGATTGGCCGCCCTTTGTTGGGGTCTGGAAAGTAGTCTAGTGGTAGTGAAACAATGGTTTGTGCCATTTTAATAACCTTATTTATTTAATTTGCGGTTGTTTGGTAATTATACACTAAGTCTTGTGGGTGAGTAATTAACGATTCTGGTTAGACCACTTAAAGGTATTTTGTATGTTATAGTTGTCTTGTTGTGTACTGATATGTACAATGCAGAACGTAAAAAGCGGTGTGGAAGCTGCTGAAAGTAGTTTACGAGTGGGTTTAGATTGTAATCTCGGAGGGTTTTTATCACTCGCTGAACTACACCCCACTTCCAACGGGGTTACATTTTAAACCCTTTTTTGTGTCTATTTGGTGATAGTTTATAAGACACAAATCCTTTCAGCAAAACTCCCACAGAGATAACCCATTAGCTTAAGCAAGCTATCCGCGTAAAATGCCCTAAATTCAATTTAGTACCGATGCAATACGACTTTTTCAAGGCGAGATAAACAGGTTCTGTCATATGGGGATATGGTTTTAGCTACCAACAAGGATGTGAATAGGCTACCTGATTACTGCGATTGCATGATAACGGTAAATAGACCTTAAGGCTGGGGTTAACCTCCATCCATGATTAAGGTCTTGTTGATACTATGTTTATAAAAAAATAAAGGTGATAAAAAATGAATGACCGTACTTTCTTTGATATTATATTTTTGGCTCTACTGCCCACAGGTTATATCATCGCTATTGTTATGTGGGCGTTAGTTATCTCTTGGATTGACGACCAAAATTACAATAAAAAAATTATATAAAGATTTATTTAGTTATGATGATGTTTCTTATACAAAAAAAATGGACATTATCTTGATTAAATTTAAGTTGCTGGTTGTTGCTATATCCTTGCTTGTAGGTTGTAGCACTCCCTACAAAGATAGAGGTTTTTCTGGTGGATATTCAGAAACACAACTTGATGAAAATATTTTTATTGTTTCCTTTGTTGGCAATAAATTCACAGAGATGGAGCGTGCAACCGATTTTACGCTTCTTAGGAGTGCAGAGTTAGCCATTAAAAGTGGGTTTAACTATTTTGTAGTCGTAGGCTCTAACAAGTATACAACAGAAAGCTCTTATACTACACCAACAATTGCCACAACAAATGCAAATTCTAATACTTATGTCACCGCGAATGCCTATGGTAATAATATTTACGGTACTGTAAATACTAATGGCACAGCAACAACTACAATGTCAGGTGGTAATACTTACTATGCGTATGAACCTAGCTCGTCTAATAAAATCGTATGCTTTAAAGAAAGACCAAAGGATATTTTTAGTTATGATGCGGAATTTATTTTTAAAAGCATTACACAAAAATATGATATTTAACATTGACTCAGGTGGCACATAGCCACCTTAGCAATATTTAAGGTGGTTATATGAACGAGATTGAAAGTTTTGCCTTGTGGTTTCTGGTAGGCGCTTTTTTTCAACCGATTATTCAGAAGTACTTGCTTGAACGGAAGCGGTTAAAGCGGCTTGAGCTTCAGAAAGCGCTTTCGAAAAGCGATCGGAACCGCGAGGAACAGAAGCAACGCGAAGCAAAGCATTCCTAACGGCTGGTGATTCATAAACCCTTGCTAAGCCTCCGACAGTGGCACCAGCACCTAGCGTTGCACCTAAGTCTGTAATGGCTGAAGCTCCAGCCGCTACACCTAACATCTGTTGGCCTGTAGGGGTTGCAATTGCTGCATCTTGAGCTTGCCTTGTTGATTCCATCAATCGTTTAAACCCTTCAAGCTGCTTCCTTTCTTCACCCCTAAAAAATACCCCAGTATTGCCAGATATCTTGTTAAGCTCGCTAGAAAACGAGTTAGGAGATAATCCGCCAGCCCTTCTTGATGCGTTACCAACTGCCTTGTCAATCAATGCCGCCCTAGCGTTATCCTTGCCCTTGGTGGTAAGTGATTCATAAAGCATTTTAACTTCGCTTGGCTTCTTGCTGAAAAGCATTGTGTTAACGTTTTCAGGGGTAATATCACCCTTGTCTAAAATGTTTTTTATCTTAGACTTTCTTAACTTGGTGGCCTCTTCAGCATAAACAGAGTTAGCCCTTTTCCAGCTTGAGTACTCCTTTGGTGTTAGGTTGGACTTG